CACCTTTTGTAATTTCATCAAATGATGGCAAAAAGTTTAAAAGATCATCAACAGATGGGAGTGAAGGTATTCCATTGAATATTAAATCTTTCAGTGCATTGAATTTATCTTTTACAAATCCAAATGCATTTGAAAAGAATTCTAATACACTCGTTGTAGGAGATTCTCCAGTTCCTTCTACGTCAGTTTCTTCACCACTACCAAATCCAAAGAAATCTTTAATCCAGTTATAAACAGGACTTAAAAAATCTTTGATGATTGTAATTGGATTCCAGTCAATAGGAATGCCAACCCATTCAAATATGTCATTAATAAGACCTTCAAGTATATTGATTGGTGCAAGAAGAGCAGTTTCAATACCGCTCCACATAGCATTCAACCCTTTGAACATTTGTTCAGTATCACCTGTGAACAGACCAACAATGGCATCTACACCACCAACAATAAATTTTTTGAATCCTAGAACAATATCATCTAATGCTTTTTCGATTGCATTACCTAGTTTATCAAATCCCAAGAATGTAAGAATGAAATTCAGTCCATCACCAAGCATACCAACAAGACTTCCAATCAAACCATCAAATAGTGCAATTAATCCACCTTTGATACCACCAACAATTCCACCCTCTTCATAACCATCCATGAATCCAGAAACAAAATCAAAAATACTCATCAAAATAGTTATGGGTAAAAATATCTTGCCAAGTATTCTTCCAAATCCAGAAGCAAAATTGAATATTGGACCAAACATTTTCATGAATGAACCTGATGCTTTTGCCACACTCATGATGCTTCTTACTAAACTCATAATAGGTCTGGCAATTAAAAAAATTGCTCTCGTCACACCTCTTATTGCTCTAAAAATAATACCTACAGTTTTTCCAACAGTTCTAGCAGCTCCTGAAATGGTTCTTAATCCAAATTTTATAATGTCAAAAGTAATTTCAAGACTTTTTATTACAACTTGAACTGTTTTAACGATTGTTTTTATTCCTACATTGAAAATTCCACGAAGAATTCTAAAATTTAAAGTTAATAAACTCATTCCAAATCTAATACTACTAAGAACACTTTTTACAACTCTTCTTAAAATTCTTCCAGTTCTGGAGATGCCTTTTGTATCTACATCATCAATAAATCCAAGAGCTTTTGCTATTCTTTTAAAAAAGTTTACTAGTTTTTTAAATCTTTCAGTTTTTATACCATCAGCATCATCAACAAACCAAAGTGCTTTAAATATTCTTTTGAAAAAATCTGTTACCTTTTTAATTCTATCAAAACTAATTGTTTTAAAATCATCAACCCAATCAAGAAATTTGAATCTCTTAAAAAAGTTTGCAATCTTTTTAATCTTTTCAAAACTAATTTTCTTTAAATCATCAACCCAATCAAGAGTAAGATTTTTGAGATAATTGAATAGTGTTCTAAGAGGTTTAAATACTTTACCTAGTTTTGCTGTCAAATCTTTAAAATATTTAACTTCAACAGCAAGCTGTTTAAAGAAAGCTGCTAATGCAATAACAGGTGCTAAAAGTAATCCAGCTAGAATACCAAGTCCCCACAATCCTGGCTCAGCAAGTTTTTTCAAACCATCAATCAATGATCTTGTTAAATTTTGAATGCCAGCAGCAATATCTTCAAAAAGAGCAGTTTGTTTTTTTTCTGCTCTTGCTGCTTCATTTTGTTCTTCTTTGTCTGCTGATGTTTGTTTCCTATCAACCATCACCACTTCAATAGGTTTATCCTGATCTTTGATGACTACTTGATTTTGATCTTTTAGTTTATCAACAGTGTTTGAAAATACTGCCATTTAAATTATTTCCTTGACATATATGCTTGTGCGCCAAAATAAAATCCAACAATAGATGCCTGTCCTAAATAAAATAATCCTAACAAATCACCTAATGCATTTACTCTGGATTCAGATACAACAGGTGTAAATAATACTGCAGTAAATACAACCATGCTAAGAATAGAAACCCATGACATACGTTTCTGGGCTTCTGCCTTTTCTTCTCTCAATTCAAGTTCAAGTATTTCAGTTGCTCTTTTCATTTCTTCTTCTGTAACATCTCCACTTCCATTTATATCATATTTCTTTAATAATTCTTGAATGTTTTTGCTGGGCAATTTTTTCGGTCCTTTTATTAATGTTTTCTGTTTGCTTCATCTTGTTTTCGTTGTAGTTCTTCTTTCTCCAACCACTCTAGTAACAAACCAACATAAATTTCTCTTTCCCAAGGCATCATTCCTTCAATATCACTTAATGAATATTTGTGATGTTGCATTAAAGAAAAAATCAATCTGAAATAATTTTCAAGATTGTTATGAGAAAGACATACTAAAAAAAATTTTGAAGACCCTCAATTTCCAAGTCACTCACAACTTTAGTTTTTGGATTTTTCACTTTTGTCACATATTTAACTTTTGGTGCAGTATCAAAAAAATCTTGCACTTTCATGAATTGTTGATGCGACATAGAATTAATAAATTGATCTAATTCTTTATCTGATATATCATTTCTATCATATACATTTTCTTCATCGTATATCTGCGCAACACAATTCTTAATAATTTCAAATACACTTTTAGAGCCTTCATCTTTAAAATCAGAAACGGTTCCGAGTCTTGGGTATGACATAATGACTCCAATATCATCTGTCAACTGAATTTTATTTGAATGATTTTCAGATTTGATACATTTTACATCATTTAAATCAATTTCAACTTTTACTTCTGTTTCATTATCATCAGGACATTTGATTGATATTTCAGAAATTTCGCCGATTGATTTAGAACGTAATTGAATAAAAACATATTCCAAATCAAAAATTGGTAATTTTTTTGGATTTAATTTTTTGAAGCAACATTCATCAATAATGTTTTCAACTGCTTTCAAAACTTCTTTTTCATCATTTGATTCTTGAGCAAGAAGTAACAGTTTTTCTTCTTTTACAAGAAATGGTCTATATTCTACTGTTTCACCAGTTGAAGGTAAAGTCAATTCATACTTTGCAGTATTAAGAATAGGTAAAGTCATTATTTTTTCTCCTAATAATGTGATTCAATTTTAAACTACAGCGTCAGTCAAAATGTTTTGTGTAGGTTCTGGATTATATTTTGATTCAGTATCATCTTCTTCCCAATATCTGAAAGCAAAAGAAACAGACAACTTAGATGCTTGATCTCTAGATGTATTGTTTAGTGAAATAAGCTCAACGGATTTGGGGTATACTTCATATATTCTGCATGAATAAACAGGAACGTCTTGTTCATCCAATTGTCTAACAAACATGTCTCGAATGTAATCATCATAATAATTCATATTAAAAGTATTAGCATCATGAATACTATCTTGCCATGCATCAAAATATCTTTTAATATGTAAATTTCTATCTAAAAGAAATGTAGCAGAAATACTGTTTGAGAATGTTATACCTTGTGGTATTTCATATGTTGGTCCGTATACATTTTCTTCAGCAACAGATCTTAATGTTTTTCCTGGAAGTTCAAACGATTCACACCTTATTGCTGCTAAAGTATTGTCTTCCATTTTTCTAGAACCATGTCTACTTCTGGATAATGATTCTGCCATACCAGAAACCAAACCTGATGGATTTGTTATTAAAATATCAAATCTATTGGGTCTTGAAATACCATATTTAGATATTGATGCCAAAAAACTATCTTTATCTGGACTGCTTGAATAATAGCTCATTTGTTTATCATTTTCCTTGAATCATAATATACTTTATTTATTGTTGCCTTCTCAAATCGTTGAACTGGCAAAAGTATTGCTAATTTTATTTCTTCATGCATTATTTCGACAAATGGTGATCTCACATGTTTTCTTAAATACTTTTTAACTGCAGGTCTAACTTCTTTAATTTTGTTTATATCGTTCCATTTGAAGAATACCCCTCTTTTATCATCTTCTCTTCTAGTAAATCTATTTGTCAATTTTTCTATTAATGCTATTCTATAAGGTATAGATAAATAATGCATGTTTAATCCAATGAATCCCCATGAATATTCTTCAAAGGATAACACTAATGGAAATTTGTCATAATAGGGCAAAGTTTTTTTATGCTTTGGATCATACATAAAAAAGTGAAATTTGCCTTCTCGCAAATCTCTTCTTGCTCTATTTTCATTGACAAGATATCTTTGTGTGGGTACACCAATTTCTTTTATTTTTCTTTGATACCACCTAATGGAACGGTCTTGTCCGCCTGTTTGTGATACTATCTGTTCAAAATAATTATCTGCCATGTATATATTTATCTTTATACTTTTAATTCTTTTTCTGTTATGATCTTAAAATCGTATTTTCTGTCTGCACACCATTCTTGCGCAGCTTTCCATTTTGCTTCATTTATAGCCCATGTTTTAATTTCGTTTAAATAATGAATAGTTTTTCTTTTGGGAATTTTGGGTGGTGAACATTGTTTTAATGGTTTAATTTCAATGATCATGTTTTTAACGGCATTATTTTTTTGTTTTACCTTTAAAAAGAAATCAGGATAGTAACGATGTATTTTATTATCTAATGGTGATACATATGGGATAGAAATTTCTTCAGATGCCCATTGTATAATCGAAGGATTATTGTCACAATAAATCATAAATTTCTTTTCCCATGATGATCTATAAACAATGGTATCTATTTTGCCAAGATATTTTTTTAAATTCTTGGGTCTGTATTTTCCTTTGTATGTCATATAAATATTCAAAATGTATTTTAGGATATTTATTTCATGCCTGCCCCTCTACAAAAATTAATCAATAAATCACCTGCTGATTCTGACATGTTTTTTCCAAGTAATTTAGGTTCAGTAGGGCATTATGTAATGTTTAAAATATATTATACCAAACCTGAAAATACACAAAAATTAAGTATTGAATTTGGACCTGGAGGATATGGAGATTCTGGACTTTCATTAAAAAGAGCGAATCCTGAAATCGATCAACATATAGCGTTGTATTTACCGTCTATAATAACTAATAACCAAACAACAAAATATGGTGATGTGGAGATGGGAACACTATTGTCCATTTTAGGCAAGGATGGTGGTGCCATGGAAGAAAGTATCAAAAAAGCATTCATGAACAAGGTAAGTGAAAAAGGAGGTGGTGAGGGAAGAGCATTAGTTGCTGCTGAAGAATTAGCAAGCGGAAAGGTATTTAATAATCAAATAGAATCTGTTTTTGAAAACATTGATAGAAGAACATTTCAATTTGATTTTAGAATGATTCCTAGATCACAAAAAGAGGCAACACAAATTAATCAAATTGTAAAAGCATTTAGAAAAAATATGGCACCTTCAGTACCTTCTCCACAAAGTACAAGACAGATGGTTGTGCCATCTTTATTTGAAATAGAATTTTATTCAGATTCAAAACCTAATCCACATTTGCCTAAAATAGGAAAATCTGTATGCACAGCATGCAATGTAACATATGGTGGTGAAAGGATTTCTCTATATAAAGACAATCATCCGATAGAAACATCAATGCAATTATCGTTTCAGGAACTTGAGATTATTACTCGTGAAAAAATTGAAAAGGGAGGTTATTAATAAATGTACTTTAATTATTTACCGAAAGTTAATTATGATTTGTTTGGTGATGGAACAACTATACAATTCACCGATATTACTAAAAGAGTAGCAATAAATAAATTAATTAAAAAAGATATTGTTGCATTTGATTTTTATGACATACAAGATGGAGAAACACCAGAAGTTATAGCTTATCTATATTATGGTGATTCACTTTTACATTGGCTGGTTTTAATAACCAATAACATAACTAACATTTTCGATCAATGGCCTAAATCCATCTCGTCATTAGAAAATTTTGTTAACGAAAAATATGATGAACCAGATGGAACTCATCATTATGAAATACCATATGAATCTGGAGATACATCAAAAATAATTATAATAAATGATAATAAAAACTATCCTAATGCAGTAAGAATTTCTAATTTTGACTTTGAATTAAAAGAAAATGAAAATAAAGCAAGAATAAGATTAGTAAAACCTTTTTATGTAAATCAAATTGTTTCAGAATACATTAATTTAGTGAGAACTTGATGGCAGAACAATTAAATCTTAGAAGCAAAATTAGATATGCTGGTGATTATTATATTGAAGAAATTAAACTGGCAACAATAAAAGGAAATTTCATTGATTTGTCAGCATTAGTAACATCAATCGATATTTATGAAGATATTTTTGCTTCAGCAGTGACAGGTTCAATTACATTTACAGATACAAATAATTTATTGGGAAATGGTCCAATTATTGGACAAGAAGTTCTTTCTCTTAAAATACAAACACCACAAACAAGTCCTACAGATAGAACTGTTATTGATTTTACTAAAAATCATCTTTATGTTTATAAAGTCTTTAACACTACTCAAATAAATGATGGAACTGTTGCAGTTACATTATCATTCACTACGTATGATTTATACACAAATTATCGCACAAAAGTTTCCAAAGCATATAAAGGCGAACCAGCAGAAGACATAGTAAAAGAAATTATTCGTGATTCAACAATTTTAGATTCAAAGAAATCGTTATTTTATGAAGAAACTGCAAATGACTACAAATATGTAATTCCTAACTTAAGACCTTTTGACGCTATATCTATGATTTCTAAAAAATGTGTATCAAAGCGTTATACATTTTCATCAAATTATCTTTTCTATGAAACATGTTTTGGTTACCATTTTAGAACACTAGAAAATTTATTTGGACAAGAAAATGTTGCTGCAACATACAGAAGAAATATTTCAACTGTTAAAGAAGATGCACTAGAAGCAGCAGGTGCACCTAAATCACAAACAGCAACACTATCTTTACAACAACAAATGGAGACTATAAGAAATTATAAATTCATTATGTCTAAAGATAATATAATGAATATAGCAAATGGAATATATTCTTCCAATCTTATAGTTTATAATTGGTACAATAAAGAACTTTCAAATTATCATTTTTCAACAAGATCTGGTGATGATCCAGAAAAATATAAATTTGATTACTCTTTAGATTTTTATTTTAATCATGTGCATACAAACACAAAAAATACATATGCAAATTCTAGTCCATTTTTTAGCAGCATTATGGCAGAAAAGGGTAAACTATTCACACAACATCCTGAATCTAAAACATATGTGTATTCCATTTGTTCTGATAATGTAAATGATAAAAACTTTTATGAATTAGAAGGAACTGAGTATAGTAATCCATATCAAGAAAATAAAGCAAATGATTGGATTATGAGAAGAATGTCAAAAATTAAATCATTAGAAAGTGCTATAAAGTTGGATCTTGAAATATATGGCACTACTAATTTACAAGCAGGTGATTTGATTTTTGTTGAAATACCATATGCGCAAAAACAAGAAAGAAAGACTAACTTAGGATATGATGAATCATTAAGTGGAAGATATTTAATCAAAAAATTACATCATTCATTTCAAACATTAAGTGGAAAGAGTGAGCATGTTTGTAATATGGAAGTTATTAGAGATGATTTGTCTACTAATGAAATACTTGCGATGCCAGGAACTGCTGGAGGCAATTCATCTATCGTTGATTCCGGATCAGCAAAAAATATAAAATTAAAAGGAGGAACAGATAATCAATAATATTACAACATTTTAACATAAGGAGGAACTGCCAAGCATTCTATATTATTTCCAATCAACCCTCATATCGGAGACTTCATGTCTACAAAATTAAAAAATCGTGTACGTAAGATGAACTTCT